CTTCGCTTAAAGCGGGTTTATAGGTTTCCGGATATTTTCCTACCGCAATCATATCCCCTTCATCATCAAAAATCCCAACTTCTCTAATTGTAAACCCACCTTGATTAGTGGGAACTACAGCATCAATAATGATCCAATCAGGATTGTTAGGATCACCTGTAATTTGATTTAAATTACCTCTCCAGACTTCGTTAATTAATGCTGTTTGTGATTCCTGGGGTTCATAATAACTTCCGTTTCCATCGCCTAAAGCCATTTCTACTAAATCAACGGTTTGCCCCATAATTTGAGCATTTGCCAATTTAGCTTTTCCGATATTAGTAAGTAATGTATAGAATCCCATTAAAACCACCCTTTCTAATCTTGTAATGGATAAATAACGATTGTTTCTGCAGATTGATAACCTAAACCAAAATATTGTTTTCCTATAGTTTCCATACATGGATAAATAACGATTGTTTCTGCAGATAGATAACCTAAACCAAAATATTGTTTTCCTATAGTTTCAATATTAGTAATTTCCCAAGGATAAACTGTAATTTCTTCCCCGCTCATTTCCCCAATTGCGCATTTTGGAACTTTTGATCGCATAGTTAAATAAGACTTCAAAATTTGAATTAAATTAGCTGGTACAACAATTTTTAATAAAGAAAGTACATCCATAATATTATTGTTATCAGCTAAATTAATTCTAACTTCAATTTCGTAATCATTATGACGCAGTTCTATTTCATAATTGTTTTTACCGCATAGAGTTTCTAACATTTGTTCTAATGTCCTTAAAGTGAAAGGTAACTTTCGGGTTATATAAGTTGTAATTCTAAACTTTCGATCTTCTAAGCTATCCGTTGCTTTAGGAGTAATTTTTAAAATTTTTTCCCATCTTTCTATTCCGCGTTCCGTTGCATCTTCGATGAAAAGATCATTTAAAACTTTTAAAAGTTCTTCTTGAACTTTCAAAAGTTCTGTTTCTTCTGTTTCAAAAACTTCCTGGAACTCCCGGAAGTTTCTTAAAACTTCTGGAAGGTAATTAATAAGTTTTCTATCCACTGATTTCACCCCTAACAGGGATTTCGTCTGATTCCAAAACTAGGTTTTCCGCAATACCATTTATTTCAGTATTACCAACATCAATAACCCCTTCAATTCCTAAGATTCTAGTTTCTATTTGACTGATTCTTATAATAATATCTACATCTTCCCATTCTTTAATAAGTTCCAAAAAATATTCATCAATCGCTTCTTCAATGTATGGTTTAATATCTTCCCATTGCCAACCTTGTTGATAAGTTATGTTAGTTGATATGTTTACAACTCTTTCTTTTACCTCTTCAACGGTTACGACATGCCCAATAGGCGCTATACCCAAACCTTGCCCTTGATTCTGAACAGGATCAATAAGTGTTTGCACTTGATCAACTAATTCGGAAGATGGTTTTTGGTATTCAGAATCAATTATCACAAGTTTTACTGTTCCTCCACCATTCCAAACCGGGTAAACTTTCACGCTACCAACACCCGGAATGGATTTTGTTTTTTGTTTGTAATCTGCAATATTTCCTCCGTAAGATTGAGGATCGAAACTTCGGAAATATCTTTCTCGAAACACTTCAGTTTCTTCTTCATCTTCACCAGGAATTAGTATCTCTGTTACTTCCGCGTTCGTCAAACCATCAATATAATCAATGGGAATTAAAGTTCCTAAGTATGAATTTGGTTTACTTCCGATAGTCTCACATTGTAACTTAAATACTCCTTTTGATATTTTTTCAACTACAACATAGTTTAAATCATCAAGTGAAAATCTTGAACCAATTGGAACATCAATATTAAACTCACCTTTAACAACCGCTGCTGTTGCTGGTTCTGGTGTAATTCCCCTTTCTGCCGCCCGTTTAATTAAATATGGCCTTGATGCCGTATCCGCAAAACCCTCATTCAAAATTCTTTGCACTTCGATGTACATTTGAGTAAGTTCAACCGCCGCCGGTGCAAGCGCATTAAAAATTATTGATCCCTCCCGTTTGTCAATGTTGTTGGGAACCCGGTCAAGCATTCGTTGAAGAATTTCCTCATAAGTCATATTGTCACCACCTTTTCACCTTCAAGATCTCCAAAAATGGTATGCACGGTAAATTTGGCATGAACTTTTTTCCCTTCTCGGGTAATCTCAAAGTTATCCACTCCGGTAACCCGGGAATCTGCCGTCAATGCTTCAGTAATTCGCCGTTCTAGTTCTGCCATAACGTAAAATGTTGGTTGACCAAAGAGATCCTTTAATTCGATCCCATAATTCCAAGAGTAAATAAGATAATCATAGCGTTCTATATTTAAAATCAAATAGATGGCTTGGATCATTGCTTCTTTTCCGTCTATGTATCCAGTAATTGTTCCCCGGTCTATATTTAATTTATACGTCCGGGAAGTGGGTTCAGTAAATTCTTGAATCAAAATTTCTCCCGTTCCTTGTGGAATCATACCCATTCCCCCGTTACTGTATGATTATTAATCCTGTCTAAAACTATATATTTTTGTCCACCTTGTAAACGTATTAAAATAACTTTTTCACCAGGTAACAATCCGTTATAGATCATTATTTTCTTTCGCCCTTGATATTGATGTTTATGATGCGAATCAAAACTGTTTACTCCCGCGTCCGGGTGAGCGTGGCTAGTGTTTAAAAAAGCATCGTTAACAGTATAATGATTAACTTCAATATCTACCCAGTGATCAGTTACGTTCTTGGTTAAGATTAAATATTCTTCAGTCAAAACTAATTTTTGATCTACTATAATTTTTATCGGTGTATTACTTTCAACCGTTCCAAACATTATCTGACATGGTTTTTCTGCCCTTACTGCTTCAACTGCTGTTTGTTTAATAATTTCAACCAGGTTAATTTAGACCACCACCCCTTAATTGTAAGTCCATAAAATACTCATCTTTCTTAAATTTATGACTTGCTTTCTCGACTAACATCCAATGTTGGAGTTTAAAATCAACTAAATCCAACTGAACTAAAACTGATGTTCCCGCCCTAACTCTTATATCTCCAACAATATTATTTAGGGTTAAATTGTTCTCTTTCTTATTGTAAAGTTCAATCAAAGCATCAACCATTGCTCGCCCGTTTACTTTTTCATCTATTGTTTCAAAATATTGTAATAGCCCCCAACGATTAATGTTAGACGAATCTTTAGTAATATAGATTTCTCGTTTTCCAGTACTTTCGTTTTCATAAACTACTTTAATTTGATTATAAGTTGATCCATCTATGCTGGAGGAAAAATCGTAATTTTCACCGGAATTTTCATCAATTAATAAATTAACTCGCATTGTTTCAATGTCTTTTAAAGTTAGCTTGCCAAAATCATCATAAAGAACATATAATTTTTTCTTGTTTTCAAGAGTTAAATCCAAAGCATTTAAAATAATATCAAATAGCGTTTCCCCATCTTCAACTCGTTTTTCAATTTTATAACCGGTATCTTCTAAAACTCCAACATTTAATCTAAAATCATCTGCAATCATTCGTATTAATTCCGTTGCCGTTTTATTTTTATAAATGTAGGTGTCTTTATTTTTTAAATAACGAAGTTGATCATAAGCGGTAATATTTATTATTTTGTCTTTGTTCCAACTACGCTTGAATACAAAACCATAAAAACCATTCTTCCCATCAACCTTAAAACTAACGTGATCCCCTTCTTCCACCTTCAACAAACCATCATTATAAACAGAAAAGGTCAACTTCCCCGGTCGACCTTTTCTTTCTGTGCTCCAAACAACATCATCTAATAGAATAGGTTGTTGGATGGAACCATTATGATTAATAATTAACTCATACATCATTCTTTCACCCTTATTACCTGTCCCGCTTCTAAAGTATTACTATTTAATTTGTTTAACCGCATAAGATCAAAATATTTTTCACCATCTCCCAAGAACTGTTTTGCAACACTCCAAAGAGTATCTCCGGCTTTTGCTACATATGTCTTTATATCGGGTGCCGTATCAGTTGGACGGGTGATTTTGATTGTTGCTGTTTTGGTTTCTGGATCATAGTCAAAAATCTTAGTTCCAAAATTTTTGTATTCCTTCAACTTAATGTTGATCATTAAATCCCGTCCATTATTAGCATCTTCTAAAATAGTATAATCTTCTAAACCAGTTTTAATGTTGGTGGTAAACGTGGGGACGACCAGGCGCGGAAGGATGCGAACAACAATAAATTGGAACGGTTTTTTATCCGCTTTTAGTTTTTCAAAGTACTGTAAGAAAAACTGTGCATTAAGAAAACCCAAACTGTAATAAGCGAAAGGATAACGTACTTGTGGGATCATAGCTTCAAACGTTATTTCACGCAAACCCGGCGATTTTAATAAATTAACTTCTCCTTCATTAATCAGATTGATGGTTTTATTTTGATTATTAGTTTTAATTTGTAATCTACCAGGAGTTACCGGAAGAGGAACGTTCCCTATGAAAAATATATACATTACGAATGCACCCCTTCCGCTGCCGTATTCATTGTTTCATAAAGTTTATTCTCAAGATAAGTAATCATTTCATCTAAATCAACATTCGAATTAACATTATTATTAATTCCACCCATGTCAATTTTAATTTCAGCAGTTGTAAACCGATTAATTACTTCTTGTTCAGCAAGATCCCGCAAATATTTAAGTTCTTCTTCAGTTGCATCCATAGAATCAGCCATTTTTGCTGTATTCCCAGCAGTATCACCAACACCTTTATAAATGCCATCAAGATTATTACCTAATTTAAAAGCATCCAGGGAATCAGCAGCATTACCAAGTATATTTTTAAAATTAAATTTATCTTCTATTTGTTTACCCCACTTATAGCCTGTATCATAGGCTTTTCCATATTCAAATCTATCAAGGTATAATTTACTGGAATCCATTCTTGGAATTTTAATTTTAGCTTCTCCGACTAAACCTTTAACTGCACCGTCAAGTGAAGAACGCCAACCGCTAACCGCACTCGCAAGATTGGAACCAAATACGGCATCAATGGCTTTAGCAATACCCTGTAAAATACCAAGAACAGCATCAGCCATTCCAGCAAATAATCTTACTATGGAACCTATTGGGTCATTAAACACATTTGCTAAAAATTCGGCAAATGAAGCAATGTAATTCCAAACAGAAGCCACAATATCAACAATAAGATTATAAGCACCAACAAATAGGTTACCTATAATAGCAAGTGCTACCATAAAAGCACCCACAATAATTCCAGTTGCACTTACTGATGTCCCCGCAAAATGATTTACTGCTGCAACCGCTGCATAAAACAAAGCTATTAAAGCAATGATTAAAAGTATAAACCAAGTCAATGGGCAAGCATATAACGCCGCATTAAGTCCATGCTGGGCTACCGTTGCAGTAAAAGTTGCCCCTGCCTGCATCATCTGACTTGCTGCTGCAATTTTAGCCTGTATTCCTTGAATGGCAAGTATTGCATTGGTAATAAGGGCAACTGCATTATAAGCTATGAAAGCACCCACAATTCCCCAAACAATAGGTTCAAGCCATGACCAATTATCAGAAATTACACCAGCAATTGAAGTCATGATGTCAAATAATTCTGTTGCCACCGTTGCAAGAACAATTATCCCATTAATTAGGTTATTTATTAAAACGGTAAACCGTTCACTGTTTCCGATTTCATTTATTCTTTGCAATATTGGTTGAAAAGCCATTAAAGCTTCATTCTTTATCATTGTCCAAATTTGGGCAAAAGTCATTGGCATATCTCTAAATTGTTCATCAACCTTACCTGCCGCATCTAATACTGCATTTTTCACAATATCAGCAGTAATTTGACCTTCCGCTGCCATATCGCGAATTTGACCAATTGGAACCTTCATATAATCCGCAATAGCCTGAATAATGTTTGGTGCTGCTTCAAACACTGCATTTAATTCTTCACCACGCAGAACCCCGCTACCCAAAGCCTGCGTTAATTGTAAGCTTGCAGAAACCATTTCCTGTTGTGAAGCACCAGCAACGACAAACATTTTATTCAAGGTTTCAGCAAATGCAATTGTTTCAGCATTAGAATCAAAAGCATCCCCAGCCCTCAATCCAAGCTTTGAAACAATATCAGCAGTATCAGCATAAGAAGCCCTTGACCTTTGGGCAGATTGGAATATCATATTTTGAAGTTGTTCAGTGGTTTGAAGTCCATCATTTATCATATTAAGTCTTGCTGTTGTTTGGGTTATTTCATCCGATAAGCCAATAATTTGTTTTGCACCTAAAACAGCACCAACAGTTGCAGCAATCTTCATAAATATACTATGAAGTCCACTTGCAGCAGTTTGACCATTTCTTATTTCATTATTGAACTGTTGCTGTTCCTGGTTTGCTTGTCTAATTTCTTGTTCAATTTCATCAAAGGCAATTTCAGCCTTATTTAATTGTTCTCTTGCAGCCTGGATACTACTTGTATCTATTGCATTACTGGAAGCCCTTTTCATTGCTTCAAAGCTTGAAATAGTAATGTTTAGTGCATTAGTGATGGCTTTCAACCCTGGTGACATTCCATCATAAACTTGAATTGCAGTTCTGATTGTTGCCATGTTCTCACCTACCTTTCAAATAGATAACAGGATGGTCATTGTAAACAACCATCCTGTTACCTTTTCTTTCTTGTAGACTTCTTAATCTGTTTTTCCCGCTTTTTATCTTCTTCAACTTTGATTTCTATTGCTGCAACAATAAAAGCCCTTTCTTGCCTATCAAGTGCCAAAAATTGAGAAGGAAGCATATTGAACTTGTGAAGGCAATAGTAAGCAATATTTGCTTCAAAATCGCCTTC